GAGTGATGAACTAATTGTTTTAAATCTAGGTTAGGATCCAACTGATGTTGTTTTCCTTTTAGATGTGGTGTTTTATGCGAGAACTTTTGATCCTTCATTCAACTGGTTTTGATTTAGTTTCTTCACCTTTTGCTCTTTTCTTTCTTGCCGCACAATGAGCGCGTTGAGAAAATCCTTTTGGATTTGAGCAGTCAATACTCTTTTTATATTTATTAGTCCACTCTTCTTGAAACTGCTTAAACGTTTTCATCAGTGGATTGCTTTTTAAGAAGTTTTGCCAATTCTGCGGTAGAACCTACAAATAATGCATTAGTAACATTAGTTGGACCTTTTGCAATCTTGTCCTGATCAAGATCTTTCAGTTTTTTCTGAAGATCCATGAGTTTATCAGTTGCATCTGCTACATTTTTAATTAGTTGTCCAGCAACTTCGTATGCTCTTGGCATTTCACTTTCTTGTGCTAACTCAAGAATACCATTAATTGCTTCTTGACCTTTTTCAATCAAAGAATAAAGATTACCTCTTGTATACTCATAATCTTTTTTTACGTCTTCAACAGAAGATGTGATTTTTTCAATCTTTTCAGCACTCTCTACTTTCGTTTCTACTATTTCACCAGAAACGTTAAATGTTTCGTTTAAGTCATCAAATTTTTTTGTCATCTTCATGAGAACCCGCCATCAAATCCAAAATCATCTCCGACTTCAATTAGTTGATTATCCTCACTAGTGATCTTCTTAACGTCTGCACCAGAAACATGATTAGATGTAACAGTTTGATCAGATCCTCTAATTACGGTAAGGAGATTTCCTGATTTGGAATCAACATACATTTCCTCATTATCAATAACAATATAAGTATTTTCTGGAATTGAAGATGCATCAGCAACTGTTATTTCAGTTTCCGATAATCCAATATCATTAACTAAACTTGTAGTTACAGTTCCAGTATAATTCTTGATTGCTCTTGGTTCTACAGAATAAGTAAGATCTCTTGATCCTGCTTTTGAATCTGCTCCAGATGAAGAAGCAGCAATAAATCCAACAGAAACTTTCTTGATAATATCGGAAGATGCGGATAGGACAGGTCCAAATAGATATGTTTTTGCCGTAAATCTTAACGTATAAATAAGTGCTCTTCTAGTACTAAAATCACCTTCATAATCATCAGTCATTGTGATACTATCCAATACCACAGGTATATCTCTTTTTTCACCTATCTCTTCAAGTAAATTAACCGTCATATTGTATGAAGGTTGAAAATATGGTAATATTTGTTCTACTATTTGAAGCATGTCATCATTCAACTTAGTCATAATACTAAGTTCAAATTGCATATTATAAGGAACTGGCATGTATGCCTTTTTTTCCTGAGTTTTATCTGAAGTAGGTGCAGTTATAAAAGTTTGAGTTTGAGTTATTTTTCTTCCGGAGTCATAGTTTAAACCAATAAATTCAAATGACATTCTCGGAAGATTCATTTGAACTGGTTTATTGAGATCTGGAGATTGTTCCAATCTTGCCAAAAACTTTTGAGAAGGACCATAAGCAAGCGGAACTTTGATGACGCTAACAACCTCATCAGAGTTATTTGTGTGCTTGATTGAAATATTGTTAAAGAGAGAACCAAAGGAAACAATAGTTCTTCTTAATATTTCGTGGTAAAAATACTCAAACATGTTAAAATTTTTGTAATGTACTTAACAAAATCGTTAGATCTATTTATATTATGGCATCCCAAAGGGATTTGTCTCACTAAAATCAATTATTTGGTCTGCTTCAAGTTCAATTTCTTCATTTTGTGCATAAGGATCATTAATGTCATCAGTGTTTATAATTCTAAGTTGCCTATTTGCACTACTTGCTGCACCAACAATTGTTTCTCCCGCAACAAAAGATCCTGAAATTATAGACACTTCTAGAACATTTGTAATAGAACTCCAAGATTTAACTCTTGCAGTGGTACTACTTATAGAACCAGTAACAACTTCATTAAAGATATAAGTTCCAGCACTTCCTACATTTGGTGAACCAATAGTAATCGTAGGTGCAACTGTATATCCAACACCAGCATCTACAACTCTAATTGAAGTAACAATTCCTGCAGCATTGATCAGAGATACTGCTGTTGCTGTTGTTCCAATTCCAGGAGAACTGATAGTAACAAGTGGAGGAGAACTATATCCAGATCCTCCACTTGTTACAGTAATAATACCAATGATTCCATTAGCAATTTCAGTTGTTGCAGCAGCGCCAACACCTCCACCACCAATAAAACTAACTCCAGGAGCAACTGTATAACCATAACCTGGATTTGTTAATTCAACACCTTGAATTTTATCTGAAGTAACTCCATTACAATCAATAATTCCTGAAATTATTGTTGCGATACCTGTAGCAGTCAATCCACCAATAGGTGCTGATGATATAGCAATTCTTGGTGCTGATGTATAACCACTTCCTCTGTTGGTTAGAGTAATTTTTCTGACGCCACCATTAACAATTCCAGTTAATGCTGTGGCAGTGGATGCAGTTCCAACCATTGTAAGAGTTTGAATATAACCCTGGTCCACAATGTTATCATCAATTTCATCTACATTAGTATCAATAACTTCATCTTCATATCTAAAGAGTTCGCAAGTTAGTTGATAGACATAATTTTTTTGAAGTTGATAAAATGGTTTTTCATGCTCAACATACTTAATTTCAAATAATCTATCACCTAAAGGAAAATAAACTAAGTCACCCTCTTTTGGTCTAGTTGATAATTTTATGTTAGTAATATCTTTTATTAATGGAGTAATATACTCTTCAAATCTCTCTTTTGATATTGTCAAAATAAGGTCATCCATTTCTTGAATGCCAAATTTTGACATCAAAGTTCCTAATCCATTATATCCTTCGTAAGTATCAACGTATGCTTCAATAGGGTATGCATTTTCAAATTTAGATTCTATTACTTCTTTTATAATTGATTTTTCGGTTACGTATTGTCTAGGAAGATAATATATTTCAACACCATACATTCTCAACTGTTCGTTGATGAGATCTTGAATTAAACTTTGCTCTTCTCTTGAACCTTGCTGAAAGAATGGATTAAGCATGACATCATCCTATCATGTCTAGTGGTGGAAGTTCATAAGTATTAGACATTTTTTCCATGATTACATCAATTTCTCTTTGTGCATCATCATAGATTTGTCTACCATTAAGTTCTACACCTCCAGGAAGTTTAACTCCTTGGAATTTAATGAGATTTTGTCCCCATTGTCTCTTGATAAGTGATGTTAAGTATGGTTTTAAGAAAGAATCGTTCCAAACTCGTGTAAAGTCATTCGGATCTAAAGTTCTGTAACAATCAATTACCAAATAGTCATTAACATTAACACTTCCCCAATCAATATCAAGATACAACCTATCCATTCTCTGATTAAAACGAATTTGCTTCTGAGTTGTTAGAAGAAAATCCATATCCTCAAGATATGTTTTAACCATTGCATAGGTTAAAAGTTCAGTAGATCCCCAATAATAAATATCGTTCAAAAATAGTTGATATTTAACACTGAACATATTATTTGTAACAGTATTTGTTCCATCAAAGTGGAAAACTTTGGTAACACCAATTACTGATGGTGGAACTTGCAAATAATTGCTATTTTCTTTATAGTTAAAAGTTACGTTTGATCCTGCAATATTTGCTGTAGCGGTGCTAGTAACTATTCCTGCAACTGGATCATTTCCGTTAGGTGCCCTTCCTCTATCAATATCATCTTGAGTTATTTGGTATTTCAAAAACATTTGAGAAACACCATCAAAGTGTCTCTCTTGAAAAAACTGAATAGCATCATCTACAAGATCATCAATTTGCTCATCAGCAACGTTGATCTCTAAAACTGGCGCTCCCAGTTTTCTTTTGCAATAATCTATTAACTCTTGTCTAGAAGAAGGTTGCGCCATTTATTTACTACCTCTAAGAATTATTTATGATTTGTTGAAGAAAGCATTTCTGATAAAACCTCTTGCTGTTTCATATAAAGTTTCATGTATGATTTGGCAATGTTTCTTAGATCATCCAAATCATCTACAGAATCTATTTCTATGGATGCCTTTGCATATTCAAAGTTTTTTGATAAATTGTCTAGTTGTATATTGTCAGGATCCATGAGAGAATCTCCTAAGTAGAGTTTTAATTTCGTTCAAGTCACCTTTGATTGAGTTGAGATCTTTTTCCATACAATCAATTCTATTTTTTTCTCTCTCCTGAACCTTTCTACGTGCAAGATAATTTGCATATTCGGATTGATTTGTATTCACAATAGCATTGGTGTTCATATCTCTAAAAAGATAATTATCACCTTCAACTGGTATTAAACTCATTTTTTTAACCTCAAGCAAGTGCGATAACTCTAAGATCTTGTATTACAGGAACAATAGCCTGATTTGTAGATGTCATTATAAGTTTTACTCTAAAGATCTTAAATGATGGTAGATTGTCAACTGTGAATTCATATTCTTTGAATGATCTTGCTGATGGAACATATTCATAGAAAGAATTTTTGAGGATTTTCTTGTCAGGTGTTCCATTGCTGAGAGAAGGATCGGCAGGAACTCCGAAAGAAGTATTTAAGTATCCTGGGAATGGTGTGAAGATAGGAGTTTCGTTTGCATCATTTTGTAAAGAATAGAAAACTCTAATATCATTTTGCTCATTAATTGCTCCAGTCAATATAACTTTAATCGCAGTAGATGAATTCTCAAGAATAATAGGTTTTGAAACATAGTAGAATAAGTTTGGATCATCTGCAATGGTATTTGCTCTACTATCCGTTACATAATTTGTAATTGGTCTATTAACCCTGTTAGATGTAAATATCACATTTGTTTTTGACATATCAATACATGGCGACAACCTCTCATCAACACTCAAAAGATTAATATTCATTGTGAATGATTTATTGCCAGGCAAACTAGTCAATCTTTCATCTTCATTTATTTGAGATGCAACAATTCTTGGTGAATCAAAATAATTTGTACTATTCAACGTAACTGGTTGGAAACCTTTATCTACATATGGAGTTTCATTTCCATCAATACTCTGACCCGTAATTGTTCTAACAGAAGCAGATAAAGTGGTAAATTTTGGACTAATGGTTCTAATAGATGGTGTTATAAGTTCAAAGGGAACATTATATGATGCAGATACATTAATACCACCTGTTTTTTTAGATTCACCAAAGAATAATTTTGGCAAAGTTCCTGATCCAGTTCTATCTGTAGTATTATCTCCAGATGACATATCAACTTTAAGATAATATGAATCTAAATCTATTTGATTGTCTATATCCGCAAAATTTAAGTCATGTGTTTTGTTTATTCTGAGAAGAGAAACGTCATTGAGTTCATATTTGTAAACTAAAGAACCACTTGAATATGGATATGTATTTGTTCCATTAATTCCTCTGGTAATACCCGTTAGAGTATTTGTATTAGAAACTCCAGTGTAACTTATAATTTCATCTCCGATTAACAAATATCCTGGATTCGTAGATGCAACACTAACTTTCTCAAATGTTGCGAAGTTTGCTGTGCTAGCAACAGAAATCTCAGATGTTGAAGAAGCGGAATAATTTACAGAAAGTGTGGTTGGAGAAATATCAGATTTTGCTCTAAGAATAGTTACTTTATTAACATCAGAGTGCATACCATGATTTCTTTGATTGACTTTAAAATGAAGTCCGTCAAAAATTTCTTCGACTGGTTGCGTTATTATAACGTTACCTCCATAAGAACCATTCATTTCTGTAGTTACACCAGAATTGTTGATATAAGTTAGTGAATATCCTGCACCAACAATAAATTCGCCTTGAACATCATCAACTATTAGTTCATTTATTCCACTTATTTCAGAAACACTCAATCTTAGGTTTCTACCAACAGATGATATTCCTATCGTGGAAATTGTAAGTAAATCACCAACTGAGTATCCATAACCACCATCAGAAACTGTTGCGGCAATTGCTATTCCATTGGAAATAGTAACATTGGCAGTTCCATTCTTTCCTGTTCCGGAAATATTAGATAGTGTTAAATTATTAAATGTTGTTTGGCCTGCACTAGGCGTATAACCAATACCAGAATTTGTTATATTTAAAGATGATATTGTTCCAGCAAGGCCAATAAGAGTTCCTGTTGCATTTGATTGCAATTGGATAATAGTGTTTCCATTAGATAAGTCAGAATCATTGACTGTTGTTCCAATTCCTATTCTAATAGTTTTTGAATCAATATCAAATGGATTATTTCTTAAAACGTCAACTCCATTTGTTGGTAATGTTGGATTAAAGAACTGAACCGAACCATTAGAAACAAAACTTGCTCTGTGTAGAGTGAACTTCAGGTCTTCATATTGACTTGCATCCCAGGTGGAAGCATTCTGAGATTTAAATAGAGAACCTAATAATGGTTGTGCAGATACGAGAACTTGACCAGATTCATTTGCTGCAGAAGTTACATCCGCTTCTCCCAATCTAGAAATCCAAGCAGTATATTCTGTAGAATCTGATAGAAGAACAATTGCGTATTCAGTTTGTCCATTTAGATAAATTGGTGATTCAAATTCAAATGATGTTGGTACGCTAGCATCATTTGATATATTAACTTTATCTGGTGTAAGTTCAATTTCCGAGAATGGGATAATTTTTTTAGTAGGTATGCCAATTTCAACTTCTCTAAGTTGACAGTAAACTGGAAGAGTAGAATCTTTTGTTCTAAAGAAAACATCAAGTTTAGTCACAAAAATACCAGTTTCATCATCTACATAGAATGATTGTGCGAGAGGGTCGAGGTGTCTTTGTTGACGAGATTCTGTGGTCTGAGCAGTTGCATTTGCAGTTGCTGTAGTAGACACACTAAGAGTTCTAGTTTCTTCAAAATCCTCATGTTCAACTCTTGCATTTCTTAAAGAAAGAGTAACTTGCTGTGTATTATCAATATCACCTTGCGAGTAGAATATCTCCTCAGCAGATGTTGTAGATATACCTTCAATTCTAGAATTAGTAGAACTGTTTGTTAATCTGAAGACGGATCTACCAGTTTCAAAAATTGGATTATTTGAAACATTTCCATCAGGAATAAAGAAACTACCCTGTAGTGTTCCCAATCTATCAGTGACAAGTCTGACACTCTTAACCACTGCAGTTGCTCTACTAGTGATTCCTCTTAAAATCATTCCGGGTCTTGCATTTCCCCAGAACAATGGTTGTCTTTCATTTGCAAGACTGAAGGTATCAATATTTAAAACAGTAGTAGTTGATGAGTACGTTGCTGGGAGTGTATTTCCCCTGTCATATGGATTTTCATCATAAAAATCAGTTGGGTTGTTATATGGTCCATATTTATGATTTGGTGTAGCAAGTCTAAACTCAATATATGGTAGAGAATTGGGATCAACACCCTCAACTGTTTGGAAAACACCAGATTCTGCAAAAACACCTTCACCAACCAAGAATGTTCCTGATGTCATTTCAATTTCAAGTAATTTTGGCGTACAGAAGCTGGATACATCTACACCATCAAAGAATGTATATAATTGAGTATTTGGTTTCATGCGTCTTGCAGTGAATTCAATGTTTCTTGAACGCATGAATTGAATAATATTTCTACTAATAACTCTATCACCGAGAGATTCTGTATTAATTTGTTCTCTAACCGTATGCTGAACGCCTGTTCTTCTTTGATCTAAATCGGTTGTGAGACTCACACTTCCACCAACATTGAGAGTTGTTGTTGTGTTTGTTTGAGTTATAGGAGTTCCTCCTGTAGTTGTTCTACCAGTAAAAGCAGTATTTTGAGTAGTGTTCATACTCGCAGTCAAAGTCATTCCAAGATTTTGTCTTATGTTATTTGTTTCCCAAGAGTTCCAAATTATTGGACTAACTCCCAATCTTGAACCATCAGCAGTGTCTTCAATTTCTGCTCTTAGAGCTTCCGCTACACCTTGGAACGAACCTTCAACTCTAACATCCCTAATTTCTAAAAGATTAACATCGATCCAAACATCAACAGTGGGTTCTAGTTGAATTGTTCCTTCCCAAGTTTTTACTAGGTATGGAGTTACATTTTCAACTATTGTGGCGAATGGCTGTTCTAACCAAACAGTA